TTTAATCTTACTAAATTTTTATTTCTATCAAATCCCAACATATACAAATTCATTGCCAACGGATTTGGTATCTTACTTACTTCATTTGATGTTGTTTGACCATCTGCAGATATGACTTGTATATTAGAAAGAGACTCATCTTGAACTATATACGCTTTAGATATATTCCCAAACTTTTGTGGTAATGAATAAACTCTTGTGATATAATCTTCTTTGGTTACTGCTCGATTTTGAGTATTAAAATATGCCAATGCATTTTCTTTAATCTCTTGATCTGTTTCACCTTCAGATCCTCCAGTAGCAGGACTTACATTAGTAACTGATAAACTTTTTTTCATATCATCTACATCAGATGTAGTTAAACCAGTTTCGTTAAGTGTCCAAGATATATTTCGTTTTGCGTTTATCTCACCACTCAAAACATTCTCTTCAACCGAACCACCAAAAGTATAAATTACTGTTAAAGTTGTATTACTTGGGGATAAACCAAAAGTACGAGTTTTCAAAAAATTACTCGGGTCATATGAAGTATCAAGTTTAGATAACCCTGTTGCCAAGGATGAACCAACATTGTCAGGATTCGGAATAATCTCTTCATCAGGATTATCTGAAACACCTGCACCAAATCTTAATTCTGTTTTACCATCTGGTCTAATATAAGTTGTAAATCTTCGAGAAGTCTTTATTAATTTTAATAAATAAGGTGTATCGTTTGAAAAAGATGATAATTCAGGATCATTATCAGAAGTGTTGGCAACTGATTCAAATATAGTATCTTGTGCCAAGAAAGGAACTTCATACCATTTATTTCCATCTGAATCGGTAATCGATACAATCTCTATAACTTGACTATCACTTAAAACGGCTGTATTAAATTTTTGAGCTGCACCAAAAGTAAAATCTTCAGAATATCTTTTACCAGATTCTACTTGACCTGTTTTTGTAAGACTATAATATGTTGGTACGTTTCCAGAGAATTTTGATATTGCAACATCCATTCTATCAAGAGAAGAAGATACTGCAAAATTAACATCATCCATCAATCTAAATTCACTACCATTTGATGCTCCAAATAAACTATTACCATCCAATATTGGTGCGTAATCTAAGTCGGGTCTATAGTTAGTATCATCTGAAGTAGTTGCTGGAACTTCAACTGTAAATTCACAAATTGCAGTTGATGGGTGTGAAACTTTTGGTTTATATCCAAGTGATTGTGCAATCTTATAAATATTTTTCTTTTCCTCTGCTGCATGTAACAATGATTCTCTAAATTGATTATCAACATAATATGAAAGAACATCACCCACATATGCTGCCATCTCGATAAACATCATACCAGGAGACGCTTCGTTGAAGTCATTATATGTATTTGGAAAATATGATTTAGCAAATTCTATAAGGTTTTGTCTAATAGAAGTAAAATCTCTACCGAGATATCTTACTTCTTTTGAAATTGATTTTTTATTTGTTCCGTAATCTGGCATTTTATATTCCTACATTAAAATTAAAGGTTATAGCGTCGAAAGAATCTTCATCTTCAAAATCTATCGAATACTCAACTGACAATACTATTTTATTATTATCCTGTTCATCTAAAGAAACATATACATTTTGAAGAGTTACATACGATAACCAAGTTGATACAGCATCTCTAACTGACTCTTCAATACTACCTGTAGTAGACTCGGAAATTGGTTCAAATATAATCCTATTTACATTACATCCAAACTCAGGTTGACCTAAACGTTCACCTTTGGCAGTCAATATAAGATTTTTCATATTACTGTATACTTGTTCTTTAATCGTTTTAGACTGATTAAAATGACCAGTTTTACCACTTTGTAATGGTAATGTGACTCCTACAAATACATCGTCATTTTCATTAATCTCTCTAATGGATGCCATTATTTACCTTTTTTGTTTATCACTTTCATTAAATCACTATAATCTCGTGTCATAGCACTCACAACATCTTCAGGAATCTGGTCGGAAGTTACACCAGCATCTTTTAAAGTTTGTACTGCTCCAACTTCTCTTTGAACTTCTTTATTATCTGCCCCATATCCTAACAATTCAGTCATTCTTGTGGAATCAAATGTTCCACCACCTACCGTTGGATATTCATCAAATTCCCCGTTTCCTCCAATTCCACCAACGGTTTCATTTAAAACCTTATTTAAAATTCCATTAGATGAATATTTTACTTCCTTCTTAACAGGTTTTTTTCTAACAATACGTTTAGATTTTTTTGAAGATACCGCAGAGGTGCGTTGTTCCTTAATAAGTATCTCGTTCACTTGTTTTTTTACTTCTCGTCTAACCGCTTGTTCAATAATTTTTACAAGTTGTTGTTTATTCATAGTAACTCCTATTACTTTGTTTTTACAATTTTACTTAAATATGGGCCGGCTGCTATCATCTGTGTCATTTCGGTATTTAGTTCTTGTAACTTTATGTTCTCTTTAGTTAATTTACCTACTGCTACCATATCTGGAATTGCAGTTTTAACTACAATCTCTGCTGCATTTTTACCAATGGTTGCAGTATTCTTTTGAATCTCAGCCTTTAAAAGTATATCAAGTACCTTTTTTAATTCTTTACCAAGTACTGCTGGTTCTGTTGCATCTTCCCCACCAAATTTTATATTACCATTATCTGGTGATTCTATTACGGTTTCACCACGAGCTCCAATAGAAATGTTACCACTACTTAATATTCCTATGTTCCCATTATTTTTTGAATTCAATATAATTTGATTACTATTTATAAATATTTCGGACATTGAATATTTATCAAAATTATCTACTTGTGGTGTAAATGCTTTAGGTATAATTTGTTTAGTCATACTCCCAAGAGTTATCGTAGAACTCTGGTCTATTGAAAATTCTTCTTTCTCTGGTTTTACACTACTACCTTTATAAAGAATTTCCCTTTGTAAACCTGTATGTAAGGTTATTTTAGAACCATCAAGGCCATGCTCCTCATTCATTTCCCTATCACTGCCCAATCGTATAGTATTACCAAACCTTCCCTCGATAATTACATCACCCTCTTCTGCCATTAATCTTGGATAGGATTTTGGTTCGTGATAATATCCAGTTTTATGTTCATCCTCGTCAGTATTTACAACTACCTTATGATCTTTTTCATATGAAGTATATCTCTTAAACATACTTTCTTTATCGTGTCCCAATATACTAATATCTGGTTTTAAATTTTGAGAAGGACTACCAGTAAAATTAAAAGGACTAAAATAAAATCTATTCCCACTTTCCAATTTTGATAATTGTGAAACATACACAATTTCTCCAACTATAGGATAAGTCATAAGATTAGGATTCATTGGTTTACAATCTTTTAAAAAATCTACTTCTTTTCCTTTCTCACTTGTCATATATCTAGCAAGAATTCCACCGTAATATGCATAATTTGGTTTCCCATTAGCCTTTTTGGGAAATGAAGATTTAGTTTCATCTAAATGAACCTCTACAACTTCCGCCATTTCTAATTCATAAAATCTAAATTCTGTTTGTATTTGTTTTAAATAATCATTGAGTTGTGCTGCAGTAAAAATTATCTTCTGTTTTGGCTGTATTCCTGCATCAATTCGCTCTATATATGCCATTTAATTTTCTTTCGATTGTGTAATATTATCCGTAATTCCCTGTGTTCCTTTTGCAACATCTTCTATATCTTTTAATAACTGTTCTTTTTCTACATCACTCAAACCAAACTCTTCCGTAGAATCACCCCCATGTGCTGTTGCAATTCGTTGTACAACAGTTGCCAACTTAACAAGTTGTTCATCATTCTTTACATTGATTTCCAAATACTCTTTCAACATTGGAATGATTTGCACAGCGGTGTCACCATCTTTGATGAAACCAACTACTTCTTTCATCAGTACTTCTAATTGTTCTTTGTTTCGTTTGGAATTATCGTAAATGTCTTTGAATACATCTGAGAGGGTTTTGCCCTCGAATACTTCAAAATCGATTGCCATTTTATTACCTATATTATTACATTAATAAATATCGGATTGGTAAAAAATACTTATATATAAATATATACTAAAATTGTTTATAAAATATATACAATAGTTATTATTGTCGGAAAAGTAACCGACATATGACAATAACTAACGGGAGAAAGACCAATGAAGGAAGTCATAACACTCGTCAAAGGCTGGGTAGACGACATAGCTCATTTACTTATGTCCTTTGTGGCCATTGGTGCTGTTTCTGAAGTAATCTTTGGAAGTGGAATCTTTGGTGTAAATGTTATCGGTAACCTGACATCTATCATAAACAAGTTCGGCGATTCTGGGTTCGCAGGACTCGTCGCATTGTTGGTGTTAGTGGGTTTATTCCGTAAGTAGTACTAATCGGAAAAATAATTAGGGGAACTATTAATTTAGTTCCCCTTTTTATTGCGTAATTGTGATGATATGAGATTGAATCTCATTATCATTACTTATAAATAACTACCAGTAAATTTAGTATCTACTGAACCACTAAATTCAAAATTTCGTTTTAGTGTTTTATGATGCTTTTTCATCACATTGATTACACGAGTAATATGTTGTGTATTGGAATCAGTCATCTCTCTAATTAAAATATAAAGTGCCTTTTTATTAAAATTATCAATTCTATCTTTCATATCAATCAACTCAATAACGGCATTAGCTACATCTAAATCTTTCTTTCGTTTGAAAACTGTCGTGAGATTATTTTTCCAATATTCTGCAAGAATCATAATATACTCAACATTCATTTCTCTTCGGTCTTTAATTCTCATTTCAGTCGTAGGATTTCTTTTATAATCCGTAACCGAATAATCATCGTGTTGTTTCATTCTCTTATAATTGTTATTATTATGTAGAATCAAATAATTTTTAGCAACAATACTGAAGTATGAGAAGGC